CTGGGCCTCAGCAGCTTGCTCTTCTTGAGCAGGTGCAGCTTCTTCCTCGGCTGCCGGCTGTTCAGCCACCGGAGCTTCGGTTTTCACCGCAGCACGGGGAATGGCCTGGGCCGTCTTGGCGCTGTCGGTGGCATTGGTGATGTCCACGTCGGCGGTCAGGCCAGCTTCGCTACGGCTGGAGGTGAAGCCGATTTCGACGACTTTGCCGGTCAGGTTGATGCCCTGGTTGGCGATGTACTGTTGCAGTGCTTCTTCGATCTCGGTTTGACGCAGTTGGATACGCATTGTTGCTTCCTCGCGGTGGGTTACGCCTTCAGTAGCGGTAACGCTTGTAGAAACGGGTTGGAATGGATACCAGCTTGGATGGCTCCGATGGCATCAGCCATGTGTTCGGCCTTCGCTTCGCTGATGATTTGCACGCCTTTCTGCTTGTAGTAAGGCCACGAAGCAGCAGGATGCTGACTTGTAGCCCACTGGATCATGTCCAGCTTGCTGGCAGTTTTCTTGCCAACGGTAGCCATCTTCACTTCGGTCGGGGTGACCTCGAAAAATGGAATGCCACACGCTCTCAATGAACCCAGAACGCCAACACAGATTCCGTAACTGGCCATGGCCCGTGCTGATTGGCTACCTACCGGTACTTCAGCAAAGATCACCTGGGCCTGTTTTGCAATCTCCATGGCGCTTTTGCACAACTGGAAGGCTGCTTCGAGGTCAGTGCTGTTCTGCCTGACCTGTTTGCCGGTGGGGAGTACCGGCTGGATGACATCCACCGTTTTCACGGTGAACTTCATCGTGTCAGTGTCCAGGGTGCCGCAAGCGACACCCCAGTTCCGGAGAGATGGGTCGAACCCCACCACTCGTAGCAGCATTACACTGCCTTGGCGCGATGCAGGCGATCTTCCAGCACATCGGCATAGGCAACCATGAGGTTGCACTGATTGCGCAGAGCGTGCTGGTCTACCTCGGCCAGCGAGAGGAATTTCTCGTTGTCGAGGAACGCCTTGAGCTTGGCGATACGTCCGGACAGCTCACGCAGCTCCAGTTCCATGCGTTCCACATGGTCTTTCGGCTCAGCTGCCAGACGGCACTTCAGCTCGTAGCCCATCAGCGGCCAGATTTTGTTCTCGGCATTGCGACGGGCAGCGATGCGGCCCGCCTCGGCGTCGAAGTTCTCCGGCGATGCACAGGCCGACTCACCAGTGACAGTGAAGCCGTTTTGCAGAACCAGCACGCAGAAGGTGAGCAGGCCCAGGGCCGGATCGAGAGCAGGTGGCTGCGGTTCGGCATACGGGGGGGTGTCCACCACGTAGTCCATGACCGCACAACGACTGCCTTGCAGGGCAGTGAAGTAGTGCACACTCTTGATGTTGGCCTGAACCATGTCCGGCGTGATGCGAGGGGCATTCAGCCCCTTGTCTTGCAGCATCTGCTCGAACTCACGATCAGTTGGCGAGGTCATGACCTTCCTCCTGACCTTCAGCTGCCGGAGCTTCCTGCTGCTCAGCCGGGATCATCTGGATCGGGAACTGCTCGAAGATGCTCTGAGCAATCGCCAGGCCAGCACGGAAGCCTACTCGCTGTTCCTGGTTCAGCTCGAACACTTCACCAGTCTTGTGGTCGGTCACCTCGATGGGGATGTCATCGGGGCAGTTCATGGCGTGGAGCAGCTGGCCCATGCGGTTGTTGTGCCAGTTGGCCATGTGGTAGACCACTTGGTCGGCGGTTTCCAGCATGATCGGTTGCTGTTCTTGAGCAGCTTCCGGCTGTTGGGCACCATTCAGCTCTTGGGTATCGGACATTGCAGGTTCCTTGATTTATTGGACGACCCGTAGCTCGTTGCGGGGAATCCACTGATCTTGGACTTTGACCGTGCAACCGACGAAGGCGACGTAGCGCACTTCTCGATTGGTCTGGTTCCCGTACCACTCACAGCTGCCCCACGCAACGAGGCGGGTGACTGCCCATAGGGCGATGGCAATGGTGAGGAGCGAACCCCACACCATTGTTTTAACGCTGAGCTTGGGAAGGCGCATGGCCTTAGCTCAGGTAGTCAGCCAGACGCAGGCCCAGCATGCTGCCGATGGTGTCGAGCAGCTTCTGTTCCGGCTCTTCCAGCTCGCCGTCCGAGTTGGCCACGGTGACACCGATGACGAACACGTCTTCCGCTTCGGCACGATCATGCTTGACCTGCTCGATCTCACGCAGAATCTGCACACGAGCGGCGATGAAGCCGACTTCTTTGCACAGGCTGTTGAAGCGGTTGAAGGTGTCCTGCACTTCCGGGCCGTAGTTGGACAGGGCCGGGGTGTTCTTCAGGATGGCCTGAACCTTCTGCTGCTCGGCGTCTTCAGCCGAACCATCGGCCCACATGACCAGCACAGCGATGCCGACAGAGGCTTCCATCAAGTCCTTCTTCTCGAACTTCTTGATGTCTTTGGCAGCGCCTTTGAACTTCTTCTTGAACATACCGAACATAGGTTCGTTCTCTCTCAGTGGAGGTGGAGTGAAAGAAAAGCCCCCGTGTGGGGGCTTTCCTGAAGCCGATCAGCGATTAGCTGAACAGGCTGTTCTGCGGCTTGGCAGTGCCCTGGGCAGCTGCACCAGCTTTCGGAGCACCGGCAGTGCCGGCCTGCTTGTTGGCGCGATCACGAACCTGGCCGACCCACTTCTTCTTCCAGGTCTCGATGAACACCGCTTCGGGTGCCTGAGCCAGGATTTCAGCAGTGGTCTTACCGTCACGTTCACGGAACAGCTTGTCCAGCTCGTTCTCTTCGCGGGTCTCGCCGGTCGGCTGGTAGTTGCCAGCAGCGTCCTTGGCGGTCTTGTCCACGACCTGCTTGATCAGGCCGCCGAGGACTTGCTTGCCGAGCAGCTCGGTCAGCATCTCGACGTTGGTGGGCACTTCGGCCTTGGATTCCGAGTTGTACAGGTTGACCACCTTGGTCTCGGTTTCCATCTGGCTGATTTCCTTGCCCACGGTCAGCAGGCACAGGCTGTTGGCCATGTTGAAGCCCGGCAGGTACTGCTTGTCGCCGTTCTTGTCCACGTAGTAGTTCTTGCAGCCCTTCTCCTTACCGGAGGTCATCCAGAACTGCTGGCGCACGTCCTTGCCGTCTTCGGTGGTCAGGTGAACCACCAGGGACAGGGCGTCGCTGGCAGCTTTCTGGAGGAAGGCCAGCTTGATGGTGAAGTTGTAGACGTTGGAGTCCAGAACGAAACTGCCGCCTACGCTGTCTTTTTCAGCGGCGATGTCGTTGGAGGTAGTGAGTCCGGAGAGCAGGGACATGGTGTTTTCCTTGTAGGAGGGGTGGATGGATCAGTTGTAATACTGGTGCAGGCGGTCGAGAACCAGCTGCATGTTGTTGTCCATGTACGTCTCATTGTTAGCAAAGAGACCCATGGGGCCACGCAGACGTTCGGACACGGTGTCCTTGGTCAGCTTGGTTTGGAAGACGTACTTGAAGCCCAGGGCTTCGTCTTCCGGGGTGACATTCAGCATCGAGTTGCTGTAGTCCTTCAAGGACTTGATCGGCACCTTTTTGCTGGCGATCACGATGGAGAAGAAGGATTCCAGGCCCACGCCCTTGAGGGCACCCTTGATCGGCACGTAGGTCTCCATGACCATTTCGGACTCGTTGATGTCCGACTTGGTGTGGGCAATGAAGATCACGTTCTTGGTCGAACGTGCCACGTACTGCTGCATCAGGTTCTTGCAGAACTGGGCGTAGTTGCCCCATGCCTGCATGGTGTTGGTGGACGGGATGACGTACACCGATTCGTACATTTCCATGAGGAAAGTCAGCGAATCGACGACGATGGTGTGGATTTCCGGCTTGGTCTCAGCGTGATCGAACGCCTCGTACACTTGCAGCGGATCGGTGATGGTGAACTCCTTGAACTTGGAGCGGAACGGCAGCTTCTTGCCGGCCTCACAGTTCAGGTACATCACCCCCTCGGGGTTCTTCAGCTGGGCCAGGCTGGCGGATTTACCGGTAGCGGACTTGCCCACGAGCAACACGAGGTTGTCGTTCACTTGAACTTGGGACATTGCACAGGTTCCTTTGGATTTTCACCAACCGCCCGGAGGGCGGCTGATTCTAATGGAGAAGGGTCTTCCGAAGAAGACCCATTGATCACGGTTGAACAGCTGCTTGAGCTTTCTTCACCAGTGCTTTGCCCACGGTGACCATGATCGAGTTCATGATCTCCACCTCGTCCAGCTTGTCTGCGAGCTTGTCATTCAGGTTCAGCACCCGTTGACGGATGGTCTCGTAGTCGTGGCCGGTGTCCACCAGGATGTAGGCGTAGCGGAGCAACTGGTTATTCCGGTTGCCATCGCCAGTGTTCGCCATCACCCAACGCTCCAGGCTGTCCATGGAGTGCAGAGTGTTCATCTGGTTCTTCCGATCCTCGTTCTTGCTGGTCTTCGGAATGAAAGGCAGCACATCCAGCAGCTGACCGTCGGTGTACTCGCAGTGACCGTTGTGACTCAGCCACTTGCGGGCCACTTGACCTGTGGCTTCATCCACCTTGAAGGGCATCCACTCGAACAGGTTGGCCATGAACTCCTTGTAGTCCTTGGCGTCCAGCTTCAACTCGAAGTTGGTCGGCAGGATGATCCGGAACCGGTCGGTGGGGGGATTGGTGCCGTCTGCCACCTGATGACGCTTGGTGGTGTAGTACAGCGCCTTGTAGTCCTTCAGCAGCAGTTTGGCCGTGCTCAGGCTGACTTCGCCGTCCACGTCGATCACCACCATGTTGAACCCCGGGATGTAGTTGTCACCATTCCGGTAGCCGTCCTTGAGGTGGTGGGCAACCCAGTGGAGTCCCTGGTTCTGCGTCAGCTTGGTGAGCTGATCGAATGGGGCATAATCGTTGTTGTAGCCAACCGTGATGTCGCCGGAGTAGCTGACGATCATCTTGTTCAGGTCGGTTTCTTTCAGCGATTCACCACGCAAGAACTCGATCCCATCGTTGAAGGCTTTCTTGATGATGATGTTGTTCTTGTAGCCGTAGGCGATGGCCAGAGTCAGCATTTCCTGCTTCTGGCTGGCAGACCCCTTGTAGAACGGGAGGTCTTCCACCAGGTCAGCTTGAGTGACCTCGACACCGATATTGGCCAGGTACTTGGCCAGCTTCACGTAGGGACGATCCCGGGCCAGCATGCGATTGAAGGCTTCACCGGACTCTTCCACCAGCTTGATGGCGTTGTACAGGTGGGCCTCGGTCAGCTCGGGGCTGTCATCCACGAAGGCATAGGCACCAGCCAGCTTCAGCGCCTTGAAGTAGCGATGGCTTAGCTCGGCTTTTTGCAGCTCGTGGTGTTCGCCCAGCTCTTCGGCATCACGCTCACATTGCAGCTTGTACTCGATCATCAGCAGGGCCGTGGCCTTGCTCATGACCAGCTTCTTGTTGGCGTTGATGATGTTGGCCAGGGATTCCAGCTTGTCCGCAAGATCACTGAGGAACTGGTTGTTCTGGCTGCTGGTCATCACGTCGAAGACTTGCTGGGCCGTCACATTCAGGTCTTTCGACGCTTTCTTGAGGTAGCCGAACAGGCAGCGACGTGCATAACCGGTTTCCAACATCTCCATCAGCTGCTGCTCGGTCTGGGAACCGTCGAACAGCTTGGAAGGGGTACCGAACAGCATCATGTTGGTCGGAGTACAGCCACGAATTTCTTCGTGACGGTGGTTGTCGCCGGTCGATTTGGTCAGCTTGGTCTTGACCTTGCCCTTGTCGTACAGCTCCAAGAACGTGGTCAGCACCTCAGTGTTGCTCATGAGGTTGGAGCCGATCTCGTCGATCTCCAGGTTGACCGAACCGGCATTGGCCATCAGCAGCTTGTGACGCATCTGCTTCACGGCAGGGCTGGTACCCGAGTCGAAGCTGAAGAGCAGGTTGCCCAGGCTCTCGAACTCCTTGGTCACCCGCACCAGTTCTTCATCTGGATCGCTGTTCTTGCGCACAGCCCGCTTGTGGGCGATCTGAGGCAAGTTGCGTTCCGCCATCAGAGGAAAGGTCTCCTCCAAGAAGCGTTCACGGAACTGGTGCATCACCTCGTCTTCGATGATCGAGGTGGAGAAGCCCTTGCCCGTGCCCGAAGGCGACAGGTTGATGGCGTACAGGTTGACCGGGATGTCACCCCGATCCGGCGTAGCGATGATGCAGCGCATCTGCGCAGCTGCTACGGCCCAGTAGTAACCCACCAGTACCCGGAAGAACAGGGGTTCCGTGTTCTGTGTCCGTGAACAGAGCAGCTGAACCAGCTGCTCCGAAGTAGGGTGGTATTCCATTTGGGATACAGGAAGCATGAGGGTCTCCTTATACGTCCAGATCGCCAGCAGCGATCAAGTCCTGTGCCTGTTTACAGACGGGGAATGCCGGACAGTAGCGACAGGCAACTGCCTTGCCCGGAATCTCGACAACACGCCCGACGTTGCCGTCTTGGGCCATACGCAGGTATGCCTCCTGCTTGTTCTCGAAGTTCTTGGTGGAACGTCCCCCCTTGGCGATGGCCTCGGGGTTCTTGTAATACTTCCAGGCGGGTTCGGATCGCCACAGCTCTTCGTCTGTGCAACGGGGCAGATCGTCCTGCGGGGCATCGTAGAACTTGTCCAGCAGAGCCAGACGGCCTCGGATGAAGTTCTCGGTTTCCGGCAGGGACAGCAGATCAAGCCGGCGTTCCAGCGTGCGTTGCTGCGGGTAGTTCGGATTGGCCCTGGCCATGGCTGCCGACCAGTCGGTGAAAATGAACTGGATAGCCATGTAGTCTTCCGTGATGATCTTGGGATTCAACCAGCGGTAGATGGAACCTTGCAGGATGTAGTCCCTGTCCTTGGTGTTGTTCATCCAGGTGAACACGCCAGTGGACTTGAAGTCCTCCAGACGACCATTGCCCACGAAGTCGAACTTGCCGGAGACTTTGTAACCACCGATCTCCCGGGCACTGCGTTGCTCCAGGTAAACCGGGATGTCGTCTTCCTTGAGGGTGCTGGGGTCGGGGTTGACCTTGATCCGCTTGATCATCGACTCGGGGTAGCCCAGCTTGGCCAGGGCACGGCTGGGATCATTGACCCAGGCTCGCTCGATGGCATCGTGCAGAGCACTGCCCATGCGCGATTGAGTCAGGGTGACCACTTCCACGAGGTCTTGGCCAGGCGGTACTCGATGAGCCAGGGCCAACTGGCGAATAGGCTTCAGCAGGGAAGTGGCCGAAATGACCTTCTCACCGGACTGATAGTCGTAGTTGTCCGTGGCCAAGAAAACTGCCATGGACAACGGGACGTTGGCTTGGTTGGTGTATTTACGCATGTGGCACCTTCTGAGGGGGTCGAATGTAGACGCTGACCATCACATGCCATCCGAACAGGTTGAAAAAGGTTTTCTTCATGCCCGGTAGCCGTGGGTCGAGGTGATTCTCACAACACGTCTGGATCGGGATTACCGCATTCCCCAAGCCAGGGACTGGCAAGAGGATGAAATACTGCGTCATGAAGCGTGGGAAAAAGCGATTCAGTATTCGCAGCATCGGCTACTCCTATCTGTCTTTGTTGATTTCCAGCCAACGATTGAGGGTATCGCGGGCTTCACGCACGTCATCGAACTTCGACTTCCCACCGGTACGCACTCCAGACAGCAAGAGCTTCTTGCTGGCATGGTGGAGGCAGCCACTGTGGTCTTCGATCTTGAAGCGGTCGTGTACTAAGTACACATCAGCTTCGTCCACACCGGTAAAGTCCTTGTAATACTTGGGGTACAGCTCGGACATGGACGGAGTGTGGAGTGAAACTACGTTCGGGCCGCTCAGTTCCACTGTGCAACTCGAACAGAAATCACCGGAGTGATCATGGGGCATGGTTTGCTGACAGCCTACGGCTTTACAGGGCTTCATGTGTTTCCTTCAGGGTTGGTACTAGGGCTGGATTTCTACTGATTCGCTTCCTGCTATCTTGGCCAGGTGACGGTGAATTGCCGTCATAGCCAGTTTCGTTGCCTGGATGTACTTCTGAGCTTGCCGGACTTTCACGTCCATCAGCTTCATCACTTCACGAGTGTTGATCATCTCAACACATTGCAGGATGTTGTAGAGCCTTGTGGCACTCAACTGAACAGAATTGCCGTAATCCAACCGCACAACACCCTGAATGATGTCGTCTACCCAACAACCGGGATCGCCAACCTGCTTATCTTG